ACATAAAATTATGGAAGAATTGGTAAGAACATTAGGAACTGTAAAAGAGAAAAAGTTTAAAGAAAATTTTGACGAAGTTGTTGACGAGTATAAAGAAAAAGCAAAACAAATGGGTTACAACGGTGACCTAAGATTTAAAAAAGAAAAAGGTAACATTGTTATAATGGTTACAATAGATGGTGGTTGTAGCTCAGAGGAAGAGTGCTAGATTGTGATTCTAGAGGTCGGGATTTCGAAATTCCTCAGCCACCCAAAACAAGTTCTTTGACATATTGGTAAATAAAACACACTGCGCAGCATAATGGTATGCACCAGGTCTCCAAAACCTCGGATGGACAGAGTTCGATTCTCTGGCGTAGTGCAAAATAATACGGAAGGAGCCCGAATGGACGAGGACACCGCCTTGAAAGCGGCTGGGTGTAAAAGCTTTGGGGGTTCGATTCCCTCTTCTTCCGCCCTTGATTATTAGGTCTGGACCTAATAATCCTATAATATAAGGTTATAACCTAATAATTTAAAACTATGAAAAAAGAATTAGATAAATGTGTAATGGTCTATGCAAATTGTCATCGAGAAATACATGAAGAATTAAGAAACTTGAGTTATTCTGTATAGGATTGTGAAGATGAATATCTTAACGGATAGGTCGGGATTTCGAAATTCCCCCGAAGAGCCAAATGGCGATAGTTAGTGGAAAACAACCGTCCCTCATATGGATGGTCAAGTGGGTTCGAACCCCACAGTCGCTACCAAATAATATCACGACATAATGTCGTGATGAATGTCGCAATAAAATGCCCTCGTAGTTCAACGGATTAGAACATTGGTCTACGAAACCGAGGATACTGGTTCGAATCCAGTCGAGGGTACATATGGCTCCGTAGCTCAAATGGAAGAGCACTGGGATTCTACCCCAGCGGTTATAGGTTCGAATCCTATCGGGGTCACAATATAGAGAGGTGCACGAGAGGATTAAGTGGCCACACTGCTAATGTGGTGGACCTTTAATAAGGTCCCATGGGTTCGAATCCCATCTTCTCTGCTTTAGTTTTTTGTTGCAATATATACCATTTTTTGGTACATTACGCAATTAATTACTAAAATCTATTTACCAATATGTTAATATTTATATATGTGAGTAAAGAAGAAAAAAAATATCATATTATATATAAAACAACGTGTTTAATCAATAAAAAATATTATATTGGTATGCATTCAACCGATGACTTGGAAGATGGTTATATGGGTTCTGGAAAAGCGTTAAAATTTTCAATAACAAGATATGGTAAAGAAAATCATAAAGTAGAAATACTTGAAATGGTTGAAAATCGAGAATTATTGGGTGAAAGAGAAAAAGCTATAGTTACCTTAAATAAAGTTCGAGATGATAAATGTATGAATTTAAAAATTGGTGGTATTGGTGGTTTCATGAAAAAAGATAGGAAAAAAAAGAAAAAGAAGAAATCACCAGTAAAAAAAAGACAAATTAAGTCAAAAAAGTAGATATTTATTAATATGAAAGATTTTATTAGATTAAGATTATTGGAAGCTATTAGAAGTAGACATTGGGTAAATGATAGTTATCCAACTAGAATTGAGAAAAGTACATTTAAAGATTTGGGTCCTGAAGCTAAAGCTGAAGTTGACAATAGAATTGAATTTATTAGTACTTTAGAATTTGATAAGAGCAATCAACAAAAAATCGGTATATGGGTATATGATGCAAATAAAATGATATTACATCCACCATTCACTCAAAGAGATAAAGGTCGTTATTTATTAGCTATTGTTAATAACAATGATATGACCACACTTTATTGGAAACATAAATTTGAAGGTCAATATGATTATGATATTACATATGCTGAATTAGTTGAATTTTCAAATAGTGAGTACTACGATAAAGACACAAAACCAGTTTCAATAAAAAATTTAACAGCTTGGAAAAAGTCTAAAAAACAAGTTGAACAACCAACGTCACCAAACGTTAACAAATTTAAAAAAATAAAATTAGTTGATGATACACTTGTTAGGTATTATGAATTAAGTAATAAATTTGAAACTTTAGAGGGTGAACCAATAAATGTTGATGACATTCTTGATAAATTACCAGAAGACTTACAGAATAAAGTAATTGAATTATTGGAAAATCGAAAATAATTCCGATAATTATTTGTTACTTTAAAATATTTTGTTTATATTTGCATCATGGTAAATATAAATAAAATAAAAATCTACATATTGGATAATGAATCTATAGATTATGATTTATATATTGATTATTCAGTTAAATTACCTGATGGTTTACTAATGTGTTTAATGTTGGACAATAATCGATTGTCTGAAGAGTTATCTGATTTTGAATCTTACTACTTAGATGATTTAGATTTAATTGATAGTAATTATTACTCAGCACTAAATGAAATATTAGATTACATTGGGTTGAATGAAGATATTGATGGTATTTTAGATTTAATGTTCGATAATAAAGATGACCAAAATAGGTTATTTTATTTAAAAACACTACTATATTATAAATCAAACCAAGAAGGTAAAGAATTAAAATCATACAATTTAAAAATTAAACATTTTGATGATTTAATCAATCAATATTCAGAAGATTTCATATTCTTTGATGTTATATCAAATAATGAAGATTATTCAGAATCTGAAATATATCTAATGACTTATTTAACTGAAAACGAACTTAAAAATAAATTCACAAATTATATTATATGAAAGATAGAATAAAAAGTATATTAAGAGAAGGGGTTATTAAAAATTCATTAGGTGTTGTGGTAACAAAACCAGACCAAGAACTTATTATAATGAGAGGCATACCAGGTGGTGGTAAAAGCACAAAAGCTAAACAATTGGTTGGTAATGGTGTAATTCATTCAACTGATGATTTAATTGAGGCAAATGGTGATTACAATGAGTTTTTTGCTAACATGATGGTTAATAGTGATTTTTCACCATTAGGTCAAATGCATAAATCCAATTTTAATAATGCGGTAACATCAATGAACAATGGTATAAGTCCAGTTATTATTGATAATACAAATATTAGGGCAAACGAACCAAAAAACTATATAGAAGCTGCACTTAATTTGGGTTACGCTGATAACAACATTAAATTTGTTGAGATAGGTACTGGTGGTTTATCAGCTGAAGAATTAGCACAAAGAAATACACATGGTGTACCATTGGATAAAATAAAATCAATGATTCAAGCATATGAATCCGCTGGACCAATGACTTTGCAAAAAGTTTTGGATGCAAAACCAATGTACCAACAAAAAATGTTCGCATCTTTGGTTTTAGATGATAGTTCTAAAAGTAAGTTATTATCTTCAGTATCAAAATACATACCAGAGGGTTGGGAAGTTATTGCACACCACATGACTATTAATTTCGGTAAAGGGTTACCTGAAGATTTAAAAACTGATTTAGGTAAAACAAAATCTATTACCGCTAGAGAAATTGGTATTTCCGAAATGGCTATTGCGGTAAAGGTTGATGGTTATCCTAGTGATAATGTAATACCACACATAACCATTGCAATTAATCCAAATGGTGGTAAACCAGTTATGTCAAATGATATAACAGATTGGAAACCTTTAGAGTCACCAGTGAGATTAAATGGTGTGGTATCTGAAGAAAAATTAGGTTAATTAAAAAATTATCACTATATTTGCAATATGAATATATTTGTTTTAGACGAGAATCCACAAATTGCTGCACAGATGCACAATGATAAACATGTGGTAAAAATGATACTTGAAACAGCACAATTATTGTGTGGGGTTCATCATATGACTGATAGTCAATACGTGATACCATATAAACTATCACATAAAAATCACCCATGTTCAATATGGGGTAGAGAATGTATTGAAAACTACACTTGGTTGTGTGATTTAGGTATTGCATTATGTGATGAATATCGATACCGATATGGTAAAAGACATAAATCGTTAGATGTGATTGAGTGGGCTTTATTTTATAAGCCAAATCTACCAACAAATGGTGATATAACACCATTTGCTTTAGCGATGCCAGATGAATGTAAAGTTCATTCAGCTGTTGAATCATATAGGTTATATTATATTACTTATAAAAAAAGTTTGGGTACTTGGAAAAATAGAAATCAGCCTGAATGGTTTAAAATTTAAATAAAATTAAAATGAAGGGTAATTTAGAAAGATACGATGAGATAGCAATTAAGTTATTGAAGGTTGGGGAAGCACTTATAATGGAAGGTGAGGACAAGGGGGATTATACTATACTTAATATTGGTAATTTCATAATATTTGTTAGTTCTTTACTCTATGATGAATCAGATATTCATTTATTTTCTGAACTTTGTAGTATGATGGCCGCTAAAAAAATGATGGATGAAAGTGAGATGATGAATTTATTAAGTGATTTAAGTTTTCAAGAATTGGAGGGTTTAATTAAAATGTTAAAAGATAAAAGAGGTTAAGATAGAACAATAAATAACAATTAACTTTACATTTTTACTTAATATACTTATATTTATAAAATAAAACTAAATATTTATGAAGAAGTTACTTATTATTTTATTTGTGGTGATGACCACGAATATATTTTCTCAAGGTGTTGCAATTAACACAGACGCATCTAACCCAGATGCATCAGCAATTTTAGATGTTAAAGCAACTGATAAAGGTGTCTTAGTACCTAGAATGACACAATCACAAAAAAATGCAATTACATCACCAGCAACTGGGTTGTTAATATATCAATCAGATGGAGCTTCTGGATTTTATTATTATGATGGTTCTGCATGGGTAATAATGAACTCTGGTAATACCGTATCTGCTGGTAGCTCAAATTACATACAAAATGGAACATCAACTCAAACATCATCAAATTATAATATTAGCGGTAATGGAACTGTAGGTACTAACTTAAGTGTTGGTGGTAACGTAACTACAAATGGTTATGTTAGAATGCTTGAAGCTGGAACAACCCCAACATATTACACATCATTACAAAGTGGTGATTTAACTGGTGCTAATTTATCGTTAACATTACCAACATCTAATGGAACTAGTGGTCAATACTTAAAAACTGATGGAACTGGGGTTACTTCATGGAGTACATTAACACAAGCT